AAGCGAAACTTTCAGTTCAACGTCCACGGGTCATTACTCCATAGTTTTGATTCACAACAAACGCATACACGACACACGCCGCGAGCGTGAGCATCCACGAATTGACGTACCACAACGCCCACACCCCAACGAGTTTTACACTGACCATCACGGCCAGCGGGTCGAACTTGGCAAAGAGTTTCGCCAGCACGGGGTTCAGTTCCCGCCCGCCTTGCTTGAGTACCGTCAGCGTCGTGTAAACGTCAGCGGCTTGCAACAGGCAAAAGAGGATCAGTAGGCCGGTGTTCATTTGGCTTCCAGCGCGGCGACTTTGGCCTCAAGCGATTCGATACGCGCCATCGCTTCTTGCAGTGCTTTGATTGCGCCGTGGTACATATCCGCCGTGTAGATCGACTTCAGCGGCACACCGTCTTCCGGCGTCTCGCCCCATCCGTCAGCATCCACAAACTCCGGCGCGACTGCCTCGACTTGCTGCGCGATTAAGCCGATGTTGTCATCGTCGTGCGTCTGGTCTTTGTATTTGAACGTGACGATCTCAAGCGCCTTGATCTTGGCCCACATGGAGCCAAGCGGAGCGATGTCGGTCTTTACCCGCTCGTCGGACAGGTTCGCGTCATTAGTCTGATAATTCGCCAAGCCGCCATTTGACCGCATCGTAAATCTTTGAGTTGGGCCGCCGCCACCATATCCGTATATAAAATAGTTTGTTGAGTTGTTTGGGTCACCGTTTAGGTGTATGTCGATGGCATTTTGATTCGTTGCGGTAGTTTGCTGCGCTTGAATGCGAACGACGGGATTTGAATTGTCTTGATCTTTTCGCAGTTCGTGATACGGGTCAGTACTTGATACATACGTCCCGCTATTACTCGCCTTGAAATACCCCCCCGCCGTGATGCGTGCGCGTTCGGTGTTGTTGGTGCGAAAAGTCACTAAGCCAGAAGCCCCGTCTGCATAAATTCTGGTTTCACCAGCCGTTGCGCCGTTACCGAATCCAACAAGGTCGGTGGTTGAAAGGATTGCAGCAACCGCGCCAGAACCCTGACGAAAATATCCAACAATGTTTCCGGTTGCCGATGCTGTTTCGACCTGAAGGCGATGCGCCGGACTCGTCGTCCCCACCCCCAAATTCCCCGACGCATCCAGCGTCATCGCCTGCGTGAAACTTATTGTCCCGCCTGCGGTGCCGGAGGCCACATGCCAACTGTGTCCAGCAGTGGCTTGGTTGTATCGGAGTGCTACCCCTGTGACGCGATAAATCCAGTTTGTGCCGTTGTAATAGCAATTACCGGAAACATCAGTACCCAGTGAAGAATTAGCAGAAAAAGCCCCGTAACTAAATTCCAGCGCCTTTGTCGTACCCCACGCACTCGGCGTGACCCCGAGGCCGAGGGAGCCGGAGGAGTCGAGATAGGCTTTTGCCGAGCCAGCCGTCACAAGCAACAGCGTGTCCGTTGAGCCAAGATAGTTGTGGTTGTATTGCATACCGCCGCGATACTGCTCATCGCCGGTAGTGCCGTCTGCGAAGAATACAGCGCCGTAGTTTGATGACCCAGTTCTAATTGTCATTCCGCCATTTGTAGCGGTAGAAACAACCAAGTTTGGAGCAACGCTGTAAGTTGACGGACTCGTCGTGCCGATGCCGAGGTTGCCAGCACTGGTCAGCGCAAGCAAAGGGGTTTCCACTCCGCCATTTGGCAAAGAGATTGTTAAGCCGCCGCTGTTGCTGTTGGCACTATCTTCAGTGATTTTCAACGTGGCGTAATGCGTGCCGACAGTTGACGTAAAGCCAAACTTAATCGCAGAACTTGTTATGGTTCCGGCGCTGTTGTTGGTGTTTAGTCCGTTGAAAGCAACAAAGTCAGTGGCCGACCCTTGAACATCTAACTTAAACCCCGGACTCGCCGTGCCGATGCCGAGGTTGCCCGACGCATCCAGCGTCATCGCCTGCGTGAACGTGATCGCGTTGCCTGCGGTGCCGGAGGGGGCGTTGAACCAGCGGTGACTTCCTGCTTGCTGTTCATACCGTGAAGCAAAGTCGCTTCTGCTGTACTTCCAAGAACTATCAAAATTGGCGTTGTAAATGTACGTCGTAAGACTTGCACTGCCGAAAATGGCGTTGCCGGTTGCGCCGATCTCAATGTTTTTCCCGCCAGAACCTGTCCACGCACTCGGCGTGACGCCCAAGCCGAGGTTGCCGGAGGAGTCGAGACGGAGACGTTCTGACCCGTTGGTCTGGAAAGCCATGTCATCGTTAATAGATAATAACTGCGGGTATAAAGAAGATGAGCCTGTATTCTTTAGCCCAATAGCCGCAGTGGTTCCGCTTGCGGATTCAAAAAGTGCAACACCTGCTGCCCCGGATGTATAAGCGTGGAGTTTTCTAACAGGCGAACTCGTCCCGATGCCGAGGTTCGTCCCATCAAACACCAACCCCGTCCCACTCGTCGCCACCTTGCTGCCGTTCAGATACAGCACGCCGTTGGCGGTGCCGCCGGAGAGGGTGAGATTGTTTGATACGTTAAGATTCGTGAACGAATTGCTGTTGAGCAACTGAAAGCGCGTGCCGTCGTACACGATGACGACAACCTTGCCGTTTGTAATATCGCCCGCCACAAGCGCCGTTGACCCGTCCCGCGTCACGCTCTTAGCGCCAAGGGAGTCAATGTTGATCGTCACAGCGCCCGTGTTATCGCCTGCTGCAACGAAATAGAACATCTGCCCCGCAGCGTAGGCGGTCAACGCAGGCACCATCGCAGCCGTAATCGTGTCCGTGCCAGTTACAGATTGGAGCAGCTTGGCGGTGCTGCTCTGCACTTGCGACAAGTTGGCCGCGTCAGTCCCGGCAGTGCCCGCAGCAAGGCCCGTGATCTTGTTGTTACCCATCGGAATGTTGGCCGTGGGCGTGGTCTGTCCGTCCTTGGTAATGCAAGTGGACAAGCCGTTGGCAAGGTCAGCCGTCAGCGCGTTAAACGCCGTGGCCGAGATGACGGTGTTGGGGACGACAGGCTGGCCTGCCGTGTTGATCAAAAAGGTGCCGGAGCCGTTATACGCCATTTACCTATACCTCGGTAATGTCATAAAAATTGTGTTATTCATTTGTCGTTGCAAAATAAGGTTGCTGTTCTGCGGCATAGGTAGCCCCAGACATACGCAACACTCGCGCTAAATCTTCACGCTCTTGCGCTGACAATTTGCGTCTAAAATTGCGTTCAAAATCTTGAATTTTGCGTTGGATTTCGGTTTGACCGGCTAATGCCTTGCCAAGTTGTCGGCCGCGATCTTTTCCATACACTGCAGCAGCAGGTAGCGCCGCCATGTACCCTACCAACTGACTTGGCTGCTGTGCGCCAGTCATTGGTGTGCGCGGCGAGAAGACATCCACGGATTCGCGGGCAATGTCGCGCATCCGACCGCCGCCCGCCGCGTACTGACCTTTGCTTGGAACGCTTTCCTTTACTGCCATTGAAAACTGCGCGGGCGTAAAAGCATCCGGGCGATCTTTTGATCGACTGATGGCGCTTTCTAGCACTTTAAAATTGCCGTATTTGGCGTCTACTTCCCGTAACGATTTCATTACGTCTGGCGGCAACTGCGATTCCAACACTTCCGTAGCACGTTGCTCTGCAGTTTTTAACAGCCCTTCGGCGTCTGGAAAATTTTGGTTGCCCGACAAATCACGCATTTTTGTGCGAATGTTGGATCGAATTTCAAGCAAATCAGCACTGTCTAATTGCCGACCTTTGACACGCCCAAGTTCGTTGTCAATAAACGACTGCACATATTTGCGCGATTTGGGGTCAGCGGCGGCTTGGCGAGAAACCGCCATGGCTTGTGAAAGCGGCACATTTCCGCCTTGCACCCTAACCAATGCAGGCTGCAATGGATAACCCTTAAATTGATTGTAAGCCTCGTTATATGCCGTTTTAAGGTCGCTGTAAGTATCGCGCACGTCAGCGCGGCTTGGCGGAACGTACCCCGGAGGAGCGCTTTCTTTTCCAATTAACGCTTGCGTCTGTTGCCATCCGCGCTCACGCGCTGCGGCTACCCGTGGGCCAACAATCGGAATCCTCATCATGGATTCTTCAATCATCGCCCAAGTGTTATTTGGCGCTGCTTGGCCCGGCGTCAATTCCACGCCTTCCTTGGTCAACCGGCGCGCTGCTTTTGACACATCCGCGCCGCTAATCATACCGCGTGCTACTTTGCCTGCTGCTGGCAACGCGCCAGCCGCAACAGCGCCGTATGCGCCCTCTGTTTTGCGCGCCTCAGGGTCAGCAGTTGCATATGATGTAACTCCACCCTCAATTGCGCCACGCACGATTGGGCCTGCTGCTCGCGCAACGCGACCAACAGGGCCTCCGGCAATTGTAGCCATCGCTGATTCGCCTAAAAACTCTCCCGCTCCGCCAATAGGGCCGCGTGTTGCCATTTCGCCGCGTTCTTGAATTTCGCGGTATTTTTCTGGCGATATAACGCCGGTCAATTCGCCAATACTTGCAAGGCTACGCTCTACGCCTGCGCCATAACCCATTAAAGCCCGCGCCAATGGGTTGACCTCGCCACCGATGATGCCGGTTTCAGGGTTAAACATACGGGCGTGAGGCGCGCTTGACACTTTTGACGGGGTCGTAGCCACCGAGTGCGTCATGGCTTGCGATTGCGCGGCTTGCTGCTCAGCGGCAAACCTACGCTTAAACTGCTCTATTTCCTCTGGCGAAAAATCGTCCATTACCTTACCCCTTGACTGCGCTTCCATTTTTCGTACCGGGCTTCTGTGTCTTCAATTGGGCCGTAAGGAATCGGAGAGTTTGGAAACGACTTGCGATACGTTTCAACCGCTTGATTATAGTCTGACACGTCTTTTTTAGCGCGGTTGCGTAACAGTGTTGCAATCTGCTGACGCGCTTCCGGGGAATCAACAATTTTTGGAAACGCATCTTGAAGAATTGCAGTTTCTTTTTCTGTAAATCCGCGTGCGCCGCCGTTTGATGCCATAAAGTCCAAAACCAACTGGTTGCTGGCGGCTTGGAACGCTCGGCTGTTTGCCAATATGTCTGGTTTAACGTCAATGCCAAAACTTGACAAGAATTGAGCGGCACCAACAGCGTTAGGAGCCATTGCGCCCGTAAATGTGCCCTTCTTTGTCGCGTCTTCCATTGCGCCAACTTGATTGATAATGCGATTAGCATTTGTTGCGGGCGTACTCAAAGCATCAATTTTTTTAATGTACAGTTCTTGCCCAAGTTGGCTGCCTTTGGTGTCTAAATTCACAACAGCAGTAGGCGCAGAGACAGTGGCTTTGCGTATTGCCGCATCATAAGTTGATCGTTGCGGATCATTTGGCGCTAACGCATCACGCTCTGTAATCAGCCGAGACAGTTCCGTTGGAGATGCTGCTTTAGGAGCAGCAACATAGCCCGTATCTTTGCGCCCACCGCGCTTGCCAAATTGAACCAATCCACGTTCCGTCTCAGTAGGCGCATAAAATTCTTCGGCTTCTGGCTTTTCCATCGTCCGCGCAAGCATAGCCGCCAACGCCGGGTTGCCGCGCATTGCAGCCGATCCGGCAGGGGTCATTGCCATACGCATAGCGTCATCCGGTGATGCGCGGTACTGACTCTGCACGCGCACCTCGTCCAAACCAGACGCATCCGGCATAACAGGCTCTGCGATTGGGGCACCGCCCATCAACCGGCCCATAATCTGCTGCCCTGCGCGTGACACTTCGGCCTTTGCCTTTTCTCCCGCCTCACGCGCCTTCCGCATTTCGCGGCCACGCAGATACCCCTCCAGCGCCTTGACGACAGGGGCGGCTTTTGGGATCGGTGCGCCTTGATATTGGCCGGGGTCGTATGCCTGCTGTGCAAGCATCTCTGCCATCATTTCGCGGCGTCGAGCCTCGGCTGCTTGGCGCTCGTACTCAGTCGGCAGCGAAAAGACCTGCACCTGTTTGACTTTTTCACGCGCCATATTCAAATGCCCCTCTGTCCTGACCCCCCTGCGGCGTCGTCATGCCGGGGCTAGCGGGCTTGCGCGGTGGGTAGGTGTTAAGAAATTGCTTGGGTGCCGGGGCCGACGTGGCCGCGCTCTGCGATACTTGTAGCATCTGCGCGAGACGCTGGCCTTTGTTGTTCGGCGTGTAGGGATTGTCGTACATAAATTAACCTCTGCCTAAAGCCATGCCGCCTGCGCCAGCAAGGCCACCGAGCAGCCCCATCTGGGCATTGTATGCGCTGACCTGATTGCCGTAGTTCTGCTGCGCGAAGTTGCCTGCCGCCTGTTGTGCGGCAAAGAGCGGCGCAGCGGCGACCTGTGTGCCTTGGTAGCCTTGGAACTGCGGCATCTGCACTTGAGACCCGCCAAGTAGCGCCGTGATCTCGTTGATCGGCTGCGCTCGCAGCGCCATTTGCTCGGCAAGGCCCTGCTGGCGCGCTTGGTTGGCAAACGCTGCTGCGGCTTGCGCTTGGTTGAACCCTTGGTTCTGCGCGGCAAGTTGCATCTGGTACTGCTGCTGTGCCGCAGCCTGACGCTGTGCAAGAGCTTGGTTGTAGAACCCAGCCACGTCCATTCCTTGACCAAACAACTGCGACTGACGGGCTGCCTGCGCGGCCTGTTGCTGTAGCGCGGCCTGTTGGTTCTGTGCAAGTGCGGCGTTGGCTGCCTGTGCCGCTTGCTGTCCCATCCCAAACTGAGCAAGGATCGCTTGTTGGTTAAAGCCTTGTGCGCCAAGTGCCTGCTCAAACCCTTGACGTTGCGCGGCGTTCTGGGCCTGCTGTGCGGCAAGGGCTTGCTGGAAATTCTGCGAAACGGCTTGATTCTGTGACTGCTGTGCAGCCTGCATCTGTGCAAAATTCTGCGCTGCGGCTTGATTCTGAGCCTGCTGGGCTGACTGACCCATCTGAAAGGCCAACTGCTGCCCTTCTCGGCCGAACTGCCCTGACGCCAACTGCTGCTGAAACGCCTGCTGTTGTGCGCGGTTCTGCGCGTCTTGCAGTGACAACCCCTGCTGAAGGTTCTGCGAGACTGACTGGTTGTACAACTGCTGGCCTGACAGACCCATCCCAAACTGCGCCTGACGCGCCTGATTGGCAAGGTCAGCCTGCGCTTGCAGTTCGCCAAAACCTTGCTGACGCATCGCGGCATCCACTGAAATGCCTTGCAACGCAGCCTGCGTGATAATGTCGTTTTCTTGTTGCGCCTGCTGATTCATCGCAGCGTTGTAGGCTTCACCGCCACGGACTAGCCCTTGGTTCGCCAACTGGTTCTCAAGGGCCGCACGCTGCGCTTGGATGGCCGGAAGCGACCGCGAAAGGATCGCCTGTTGTGCAGTCATGCCAGCGCCAACCGGCAACTGAGCAAGCCGCGAGGTATCAAGCGTCTGCTGCAACTGTTGCTGCGGGACGTTCGCGCCCGCAAATCCATATCGGCCTTCCGTTGGCGCTCCCGCTACCTGACCCGCACCCGCAAGGTTAGCCCCTGCAATCTGCGTAGGCGCAGCCGGGCCACCGCCCGCCATGAAGCCGCCTGCCCCTTGACCACCGCCCGCAAAACCGAATAACCCGGCTTGTGGGGCGTTCTGCACGCCACCCACACCCGAGAGGTTGACCTGCGACAACTGCGCCGCCTGCGGGCCTCCTTGCGCCTGACCCATGCCCATAAGGTTAGGTGCAGCAGCAAGACTTTCAGCGTCGGGCGCGTTAACGGCTTGACCCATCGCGGTCACGTCTGGGCCTTGGCCGACCGGGGTGTAGCCGATGCTCTGCTGCATCGGTGCAAGGTTGGGGCTAAACGGGTCGGCAAAGATGCCGCCGACCTTGCCAATGGCCTGCTGGCCGAGATTGGCTAACCCTAATTCAGTAGCCTGCTGGGCCTCTAGGGTCTTTTGCGCTGCAGGGGTCAGTTCCTGCCGGATCGTCGGCTGTTCAATCGTAACCGTAAAGTCTTTGACGTCAGGCGGTGCCTGTACCGGCTTGCCTGCGGCAACGTCCGCACGGAACTGCTCCATCGCCTTGTTATAGGCGGTTTGGTCAACCGTTGACTGTTTGTTCCACGTTACCTGCTGCGAGCCAAGCGGGGTGTATATGTTCGGATTCGACATATACGCCGACTGCTTGGCCGCTTCCAGATTAGCGGCACCTTGGGCAACAGCAGCGCCCGCGTAATCAGGCGTTGCTGGCGGTTTGGGGGAGGACTTTCCCATAACGATCACCTAAAAAGCGGCAACTCTCTCGTGCCAGTGTAAAAAGAACGATGTCTCCGGTAGGTGCCGCATCCTTGATGCGCGCTTCTTCCAAAAACCCCATTTTCTTGACCAGACGCACCGCTTTGGAGTTGTCGCTCGTGATCGGTGCGATGATTTTATCAACATCGCAGACCATAAAGGGATAGTGAAATATGGCTGCAAGGTATTTTTTCGTCATTTGAGCGTGAAACACGATATGGCAGACGATGGAACGCTGGTTCCAGTTCTCGTACACCGTCCCACACACCAATTTTTCGCCATCGTGCAGGCCAATAGCCTCTGACCGCTCGGCGTGATACCCGCCGCCCGTCTGGTTCATCACCCAGTGGCCCACTTCGGGGCCGGTGACTATATGCCTGCCCATCCCATCTGATACACCACATCGGTAGCGGCCCACTGAATCTGCATATTCTTGCTTGTACTATTCAGTTGGATTGCGCCGCAATAACCAATGCCGGTGATTCCTTGCCAGTTGTTCGTGATTTCCACATCAGACCCCCATAGAGCCTGATCCCATAGGCCAACGTCCCAGAGACCTGCCACCTGCGGGCTGAATGACAGCGGAGCAGTGGAGTCTGCGATGCTGAAGTCCACGTTGATCGCGCAGACGATGGCGGGCTGACCGTTTGTGAAGATGCTCGGACGCGCACGGGTGAAGTATTTTTTCACCCCGCGTGATTCAAAGTAGTTAAAGGCTTGCAGCGCACGAGCCGCAATGTTCGCGTTGTTGTCAGCGTAGCCCGTTGATCCGGTCGTCCACGCCTTGCCTACAAAACCCGCGCCGCCAAAGTACGGGTCATCGTTCAGCAACGACCAGCAGAACGCATACCAGCCGGTAAACTTTGCCCATGCTTTTGTGATGTTGTTCATCACAAATTGTTGCTGCGCGCCTTCCGCAACTGGAATGTTCACAAACAGCGCGTTGTTCTTGGGGTTGTACAACAATCCCCATCCGAAATTGCTTTGATACTGCGCCGTGGCGGTAGCAAATGCGCCTTGTATCTTGTCTGATAGCGCCACGTTTGGGTCAAGACGCGATGACTGCAATGCTGAGGCGAGCGGTAGCAGTCCATCCAGCGACAGAATCAGCAAGTCGCCCGCATACTTGAGCAAGCACCGCGACCCGCCCACCGGCGATCCGACGATCCAAATGCCAATCAGCGCCCACGTTGACGCCGATGCTGGGTCAGTGCCGCGATACACCAGCACTTCGCCGTTGGACGTGACAAACACGAGGTTGTCGTCAACGCCATAACCTGCGTCAATCGTCCATGCGGCCATCGCCACAAGGTAGCCGCCCAATCGAGCGACCGATGACAAGTCAAGCACTTGTGCCGCGCCGCCCACGCTAGAGGTTGGCAGATACCATGCCTTGAGCGTGTCCTTCTGGATGAACCACATCCGGTTCTTAAAGAGCGTCGGCGTTGTCAGCGTTGTCGTTGTGACGCCCGTAATCGCAGGCGTAGACGCGCCCGTGATGCTTGTCCACGTTGATCCGTTGTACAGGTAAGGCGTATTGACGCCGTTTGCCATGTACAAGTAATTGCCGCCTGACGTTGTGGCGTTGGTGTAATCCCACCGCGAATTAGACAATCCCGTAACGACCGGAGCGCCTACCGCACCGCCTGCCGTAACGTCGTACACTTTGCCGTCGCTAATCGCAAACAGTTTGTCAGTCGTCGCGCCCGAGTACGTCATCAGCGTTTCAACGTCATCCGGCAAGCCAGTCGCGTAACGCTCATAGCCGCCACGCAAGTTGACGTTGCTCACGCTCGGAAAGTAGTTCTCCAGCGTCACGGCATCCGTTGGGGCCATGTTTGCCAGTGAGTCACGCGCATTCCAGCCGCCCACGGGTGCGGGCAGCGATACCACGTTGGCCGCTGCACGTTGGACGAACTGACGGCGTTTAAGCATTAGTCAGCACCATACCCGCTGTCAGGAATATTGTCGTAGCCGATAAGAACCGTGCCGGGACGCGGCGCAAACGACAAGTTGGGCGATGCCGTGTCTTGTCCCACAACCGTTTCCAACACCATCAAATAGTCCCGATACAGCGCCGTGGTGTCAAAACCCTTTGCTTCAAAATACTTGAGTTTGGTGGATAGCACCATGAGCCGATCAGGATAAATGCAGGTGTCGTTGTCAGCCGTGAACGACTGTTTCGGAACCCCTGACGAACTTTCTGCCCACGCGGTGCTGCGATACTCAAACCCGAGTAGTTCGCCAGCGTTGACGCCGGGCCAAATCTGAAAATAGTTGCCCAACAACCGCCAGCGAATACGCGGGCCGGTGCTAATGTAACCCGAGAGCAGCCATTCCCACTGCTGCGGGCTTTCGGGGCCGAGCATTTCCCAACGCTTGCTCTTGTCCCAATGCGTGCGGTTGACCGTGCTTTGATAGTCGCTCGGCAGTGCGTATTTGACCTTCTGGAACACGAGGTCGCCGCCAACTTGCCCTTCAGTGGGGTAGTAGTTCAGCGTGACTTGTGTGCCGCTATCGACGCTCGTGACGTAAGTGGCGTTCGGGATGCCGACGCCAGTGACCTGATACGCGGTGGACAGCGTGGAGGTGTCTGGAATGCCAGTAATCGTTGCAGCCGAGGTTGTCCACGTCCCTGTGGTACTCAACGCTTCGGTGTAGAAAGTGTGCTGGCGGGTCAATTGCCGCCAGTCAGCCTTAGTCATCAGTTCGTAGCCGGACGCATTCATCAACGCCAAAATCTGAATGACGTCTTGGTTAAGGTTTCCGGCTACCGTTGTCGGTGTGCCAATGCCCAACTCGTTCGTGACCTGTTGGACAAGTTGGAGCATTGTTGTCATGCACTATCTTCCTTTGGCGGTCGCCCACGACGGGGCTTGTCAAGCAATTCGGCCATCTGCGACTGCAATTCGGCCAACTGCCGCTTGGTGTCATCCAGTTCGCGTGCGGCTTCGCTCTTGTTGCGAGTCTGCAAGAACATACGCGCACGCTCGCGCAAACCCGGCCCACCCATGCCGATACGCTGCAACTGCGAGTCAGAGGCCAGCGCGACCTGCTCAACGGTCTGAAAGCGCAGAATCTTCAATTCTTCCATCTGCGCCTTGCTGAAGTCCGTTGACTCAGCCTCCCATGTTTCCAGCGGCGTGCCGATCACTGCCGTATCCGTCTCGTTCTGCTTCATCTGAAAGTAAAGCCACTGACGCGGGAATCGCGCCTTATGCTCCTCCAGAACCGGACGCTCAACAATGTTGGTCTTGTCGCCCGGCGCTTGAATGCGGACGAAGGGCTTGCC